CGCTTTGAATCCAGAGGACGTAAAGCCGTGAGGCGAACGGTGAAGGTCGGCGGTCGGTTCGGGTTCACGCTCAAGGTCAGCGGATACGACCCCGGGGGCTACCTCTGCTCGAACGTGGTGCCGCTGCTGCCCGGTCCCGGCTACACGCCGCGAAAGAAACCGCCAGCCAAGAAACCGAAAGCCCGCCCATGACCCCTCACCATCACAGGTGGGTGAAGCGCAAGGGATGGGGCTGCACCGTCGGTCCGGCCCACAGGGGCCTGCTCACCCCCGCCACCGTCGGCTGCGAATGCGGTCAAGGCCGCTGCTCGGACCACGACCCTCGCCGTCCTCCTACCCCAGCAGAGCGGGAGGAGCGCCGGGTACTGCTGAGGCACGTCGGGGAGCGATGGGGGCGCGGCATCAGGACGCCATGGGTGCATCTCGACATCAGCCACTGCGCCGAAGACCTCGACGCCATCCTTGAGAGCGCCGCCTACTCCTGGACCAGGGGACCGCATGGCTGACACCGTCCAGCACCTAGCGGCAGTCCTCGAGCGCCTGCTCTACCTGGCCAAGCTCCGAGATACGGCCCTCGAGAGGTACACCGCCGGCGAGCTCACGGGCCGTATTCGCGCCTCCCTGGTCGCCCGCTCGGTCTCAGATGCCCTGGACGTCGAGGATAGCCCATGGTTCAGGGCAGACCTCACCAGCGCCCTCCGTTCGGCTGGGTGGCGTTCCGTGAGGACGGACAACGTGCGCTATTGGAAGGGGATCAGGGCCCGATGACCGACGCCGATCGGTTCCCGGTCGAGGCGGATATCGGCGATGCCGCAGACAGGTGGCGCAAGGAATTCCTACGTTGCGGGCCCGCCGCGGCTGAGACCCACCAAGCCCGAAGGGCCCGTGCGGTGCTCTGTGAATATTGGAAGTTGCGCGGAGAACGGCCGCCCAAAATGGGCCATGGCTACAACTGAAATGCGCTGCCGTGCCGCCCGCCCCGGCTACGCCTGCGTCATGCGCAAGGGTCACGCCGGATGTCACCGCTGGTTTCCGGTTAGGCATCCAATATTCAAGGCGCGATGGATGCCCGGGGATGGCGGATGATGAACCGCCGCCTCGAGGCCGAATGGCGAGCCAAGCTCAAGGCCAGCGGCTTCGCCGATCTGGAAGGCTCTGATCGCGACGGCCCCCTCTCGGACCGCGGCAAGCCCCATGTTCGTGGCAACCTGGACTCCGTGACAGAAGCAGACCATGGCCAGGAAGCCCTACACCGACGGCTCGCCGACGGCGCCGCATATCACGGCTGGGCGGTCTCAGTGCTCCGTGAACACCGCTTCCGAAGCTCCCTCGAACGCCGCATCTGGGCACGCCACGCCGAGGGCTACGGACTCGCTACCACCGCCCAGACCCTTGGGATCACGTATCACGCAGCCCGAGACGCGGTAATCGCGGTCAAGGCCCGAAATAACCAAAGTAGCCAAAGTAAGGAGACGGTATGGCGCGCGCGAAAGGACAGGCGGGCCCGGCAATACCGACCGCTGACCCTGGAAACAGCGGCAAAGCTGGCGTTGGTGCTGGTTCGGTCCCTGATGCAGACAGCATCCTGAACCTCGGCCTCGAGATCATCCGAAAGCATCTCGTGACGCTCTCCGGCGTGGATGAGTTGCGCCCCGGGCAAGCCCAGATGGTGGCCGACTACGTCCGCGCGCTCGGAGGAATTGCCCAGGCAAGGAACCGGATCACCGCAAACGGCGCCCTCGGGAAACTCGGCCTCCCCGAGTTGATCAGGCAGGCAGCAGAGCGGGTGCCCGAGTTCCGGGAGCTGTTGCAGCAAGAATGACGGTCCCGGCGCGCTCCCTCGTAACGGCAATCCTGGCACAGGCCCCACTACGCTTCTCCGCGGTGGAGATGGCGGGGGACCATGTCCTGCAGGCAGCTGTAGCTCGGGACAAGTCCCAGTGGATCCATCTCATGACGTCACGGCAATCCGGCAAGAGCTGGATCGACGATGGGATCCTCCTGGACAACGGCCTTGCCTGGCCCGGGTCCACCGGCCTCCTGCTCGGCCTCAAGGGAACAGGGGTCAAGGTCAACAACTGGGTCCCGATCTGGAAACGTGGTGTCTGCGAGCGGGCGAGCGTTCCCGATGACTGGCACAACGAAACCACGATGCTGACGACGCTCCCCGGTGGTTCTCGGGTGATGTTCGCCGGCACGGATGACCTCTCGAACGTCAAGAAGTACCTGGGCAACCGGTTGGATCATGGGGTGATCATCATCGATGAATCCCAGGACCAGCCCAACGAGGTCTTGAGGTACATCCTGAAGGTGCTCTTGCCCCCGATGCTCACTCCCACCAGCCGGGTGATCATGTCGGGCGTTCTCCCGGATGTGGCCGCCGGGTACTTCTATGAGCTCGCCCACCCAACCGGCATGCACTCCCCCGAGTGGGAGGGAACCAGGCTATGCAAGGGATTCAGCCATCACGAGTGGGGACGGGCTGCCAATATCCACACCCCTGAGGCCATGGCGCAGCTCGACGCCTACCTCGAGCTACACAGTATCTCCCGGGACGATCCCCAGATTCAACGCGATTGGTACCTCCGTAGGGTGTGGGACGTCAACGCCACCGCCTACCGGTACGACCGCCAGATCAACGGCTACGAGGCCGAGGTGCCTGACTGGCTGGCCTCGGTCGTCCCCGCGAGTGGTCGCGTCATGGCCTCGAAGCCCTGGTCCGGGATCGACTCCTTCTCCGTGGGCATCGACCCCGGCAGCTCCGACCGGACAGCCGTGGAGGTCTGGGGCTGGGGCCCGTCGCGTCCGGGCGTGCAGCATGTGTTCGAGTGGGTGTCCGACCGCAAGGCGCATACCTCCCTCGGGCAGATCGCGTCAGTCCTGGCGGTGATCCAGCAGCACTTCGCGCCCGACTGCTGGTACTGGGACCCCGGCTCGGGGAAAATGGAGCTCGATACCTTCTCGGCGGACTACGGGGTGCCGGTGATCAAGGCCGCCAACAAGGTGGACCTCCCTGGGCAAGTCCGCCGCAACTCCGACTTGCTCGTGAAGGGGTGGGCCAAGGTCATGATCGGCAGCGGGCTCGAGGAGGACTACCAAAAGGCCCGCTGGGACGCCCAGGCTCGCGCTCAGGGCCGTTTCTCCTGGTCAAGCCAGTGGCACCCGGACCCGAGCGAAGCGGCCCGCTACGCGCTTGCTGGGTACTTTGACGCCTACGTGGAGCCAGAGCCCGAAACCCCGTACGCCGTGGCAAGGCGGGCAGCTGCGGAGCTTGCCGAGAAGCGGCGCCGGGCGATGAAGATGGGCCGCAGGCTGGAAGAGGACGAAGAGGCGGCGGTGTTCGCCGATGGAGATGACCCATGGGCCTAGAGCCGGAGTTCTGGTGGTGGCTCGACCGAAGTGACGGCACGGCGACTGTCCGCGCGCGGGCCCACGCGGCCAACATCAATCCGCTGAACCTGACGAATGCACAGATTGAGCAACGGATCCAAGTTGAGCAATTCGCCCGCCGCTGCTGGCAAACCTACTGGGCCAACCTCCAGGCCGAGAAGCTCTACGCCGACGTCGAAGCCCCTCCCTGGTGGGACTACGGCCCGACCGACGTGACTAGAGCGTGCCCCTCGACCCCAGCGACACCCCGAAAGCGTTCTCGAACAACGTCGCGGAGCTGATCAAGTCAGGCAGGCCCAAGGCCAAGGCCGTCGCCATCGCGTACAAGACGCGCCGCAAGGGGAGGAAGAAGCCGAAATAGGGAGTCGGGCCGTTGCGTGTACATCCCTCGCTATTCGCAACGCTTGCGGCGGTGGGCATCCGCACCCGAATCGAGAAGTAGCCTATCACGATCGCCGTGACCACGGCATGAGGAGCCGGAAGACGTCGCTATCGGTGCAGCTGGGCACCCTCAAGCGCCTCGGAGTAGCGCAAGCCGCATTCCACCCCGACGGGGTACTGGCGTCGGTGACGTTCGGGGAGGCGTTCGTCCTGGCCCCGGTGGCGGCCGAGCCCGAAGACGACGGGCTCCAGCTGCCCGAGGGCGTGGTTGACCCGCGCAAGGTGATCGCCGAGCTGAACCGCCGTAAGCAGGGCCGGGCCTCGTGAGTAGCTTCGACTTTTCCGGCAACTCCCGCCCCGGCACTCCCCGTCAGTGGTGGCCGAGCGCCGCGCTCCCGGCCCCCGACGAGCCAGGCCAGGCCATGGTGGACACGGCCCGGTCCATCGAGGTCTCCCAGCTGGAGACGACGCGCCAGGACCTGAACCTGCTCTACGGCTCCATGTACGAGGGGCGCCAGCTGACCAGCCTCTACCGCTACGGGGGGCAGGCGGCGGTCTCCATCGACGGCATGCCGGCCACCGGTGGAGACGTGACGTGGAACGTCGTCCGCTCCGTGGTGCAGACGGTGGCCTCCCAGGTGAGTCGTACCAGGCCCCGTGCCCGGTTCCTGACCTCGGGGGGCAACTACAAGCAAAAGAGGAAGGCCAAGAAGCTCACGACGTTCTGTGATGGGCTGTTCTCGGCCGCCCGGGTGTACGAGACCACCCAGCAGTGCTTCTTGGACGCCGGGTGGGGGGACATCGCGGGGATCGAGGTGTTCCGGGACGATGACCGCGTGGGCGTGGAACGGGTGCTCTGCAACGAGCTGATGATCGACGCCAACGACGGGATCAAGGGCAAGCCCCGCTCGATGTACCGGCGGAAGTTCGTGGACCGGGGCGTCGCCCTGGCCAAGTTCGGGAAGCTCAAGCCCGGCGACAACAAAGGCGAGATGCAGGCCGCCGACGAGAAGACGGCGGCGATCTGGAACGCCAAGACGGCCGACCCGGTGCATGACGGCGCCGCGTCGAACCTGATCGAGCTGTATGAGGCATGGCACCTCCGATCGGGCCGCAAGGCCAAGGACGGGCGGCACGTCATCGCGGTAGACGGGCAGGGCGGGACGCTCATCGACGAGCCGTTCGAGCGGGACTACTTCCCGATCATCCTGTTCTCGATCGACCCCGCGGCCGCTGGGCCTTACGGGGTGTCACCCGCCCAGACGCTGATGCCCATCCAGATGGCGATCAACACCGGGCTCGACAAGATCACCCGAGCCCAACACCTGGCAGCCGTCCCCCGCGTGGGCCTCCCCATGTCGGCCAAGGTGGCACAGATGCCCAACGGCATCGGGAGCGTCATCCGCTTCCAGGGCAACAGCCCCCCGATCTTCTGGAGCCCCCAGGCCCTCAGCCCGGAGGTCTACCAGCAGCTCGAACGGCACTACGAGAAGGCGTTCGCCCTCTACGGCGTCAACGCTCAGATCGCCGCGGGGCAGAAGGAGGCCGGAGTCACGGCCGCTGTTGCCATCCGGGAGTCCCTCGACATCCAGACGGCTCGTTTCTCGGTCCTCTCCCAGCGGTGGGAGCAGCTGCACATGGACATCGCCCGCCGGTGCGTGGACATCGCCCGCGACATCTACGCCGACAACCGCGAGATGCAGGTCTCAGCCCCCGGGACGAGCCTCCTCGAGACCATCGACTGGAAAGACGTCAACATGGAGGAGGACGAGTATGTCATCCAGCCGTACCCGGCCAGCCTCCTTCCCACAACGCCGCAGGGCCGGGTGGATCGGGTCACGGAACTCGTGGAAAAGGGCATCTGGTCCCCCACGCGGGGCGAGGCCGAGCTGGACGACATGGATCCCGACTCCGGCGTCAACCGCGACAAGGCCCCCGAGCTCGACCTCGAGCGCATGTGTGAAAACATGCTCATGGACGGGAAGTATGAGGGCCCCGAGCCGACCATGAACCTGAAGCAGGCGCTGACGATCGCGTCTTCGTACCTGTCCGACGGCCGCAACCAGGGCGCCCCACCCAAACACCTCGACCTCCTGTATCGCTTCCTGGACGACGTCACGGCCCTCCAGGGGTTGATCCAGGGCCCAGCGCCCGCGGCACCGGTTCCCGGGGCGGGAATGGGCGCTCCCCCGCCGGCGCAGCCGATGCCCACCCAGCAGCCCCCGGGGATGGCGCTTGCAGCCTGACAAGTGCGAGGTGGCTGTGGTCCGGGACGCCTACTCGGACGCTGATCAGTCGTTTCTCGACATGGCCCTGATCCAGCTCAAGGCCGAGGGGCGCAAGGTGCTCGGCTTCCGCCGAATCCGGGGGTACTGGCACATCCGGATCATGAGGCCGCCCGAGTAGTCGCGATCGTCGTGACTGGGGTATGGCACAGAAGCCGACCACCCCCGTAGAGGCCGCCGTTCACACCCCCATGCCCCGGGACGCCACCGCGTCCGAGGCGGCGCAGGACGTGAACTACATGGCACTCACCCACCCGCACGACATCGAGCGGTTTCATAGGCTGGGGAAACTCCCGCCCGAGGCCATCGCCAAGTACCAGAAGTCCGGGCAGCTGCCCACCCCGCCCGAGGCGGTCTGATGGCCGAGGGGGAAGCGCCCGCGAACGCCACCGCCGAGGCTGAGGCCGCCGGCGGTGACTTCGAAGCCGCGATGTCTGCCGCCATGGCCGACGACGTGGCCGAGGGTACGCCCGTCGAGCCTGACGCGGTAGCCCCCGAGCCCAGCGCCCCGGTCGAGAAGCCCGACGAGGGCACCGAGAAGCCGGAGCCGAAGAAGGACGAGAAGAAGCCCGAGCCCGAGGTACCCGCCGAGGACGCGGAGGCCAAGAAGCTGCGCGCGGGCTTTGCGGCACTGGCCCGAGACCGGGGGAAGCTCCGAGACCGGGAAGCCGCCGCCCAGGCGCTCGAGACGCGGGCGAAGGCGTGGGAGACGGATGCCACCGCCTTCCGTGGCGTGAAGGATCGGATCGTCAAGGACCCGCTGGGCCTCATCCGGGAGCACGGCGGGGACGAGCTGGTCAACAAGCTGCTCGACGACATCGTCGCCAGCGAGAAGTCCCCCGCCGAGCGCCAGGTGGAAGCCCTCCAGAAGCGCCTCGACGACGAGAAGCAAGCCGCCGCGCAACGCGACACGGAGCAATTGGTCTCCAACTGGAAGGCCAACATCGTCAAGACGGTCCAGGAGGCGGGCGAGAAGTACGACCTCGTCAATTCGCTCGACCACCACGAGGCGGTCATCGACACGATCACCGCGTACGCCGTGAAGTACGGCGGCGCGGCACTCGACGTCGCCACGGCGGCGCAAGCTGTCGAGGACACGCTGGCCAAGGGCCTGGCGAAGTCCAAAAAGTTCGGGGCGCGCGCCCCCGGTACCAACGCGCAGCCGGGTAAAGGGACTCCGGCACCCTCCACTCGAAAGAGTGGGTCCGGAACGACGCTCTCGAGCGTCCACACGAGCGAGCTTCCTCCGTCGGAGGAAGACCTGCCGCTCGATCCGCAGGAACGATTCAAGCGGTTGATGGGCAGCCTCAGCTGACCTCACCGCGGGAGTGATCCGCTATGCCCTCAGGCGCAACTACCGCAACGGCGGCGAACTTCATCAAGCGATACTACACGCCGCAGTTCACCGTCAACACCATCTCCAAGGTCGAGTCTCGCACGCTCAACCTCATCACCCACGACACCAAGGGAACCGGCGACGATTACAACTTCCTGAACCTCTACGGGGACAACCCGTCTGGCTCTCAGGACTTCGTCGAGGCCCAGGACCGCGGCCAGAACAGCATGAGCGGCGGCGCTCAGTTCAAGGTCACGTGGGTCAACGACTTCCAGGTGCCTTCCGTCGGGAAGGACATCATCGCGAAGACCAAGAACAAGCAGGGTGGGTGGATCCCCCAGCTCAAGAACGAGATGGACTCGTCGCTCCGCTACTCGGCGCACCGCCGGTCGGTCGCGCTCTTCACCACGGGTTTCGGCGAGCTGGCCACGATGACCAACTCCCCCACCGGCACCGGGCTGATCACCCTCGGCAACCCCCGCACCGGGGCCGTTGACCGCTCGGTGGTCTACCGCTTCGTGAAGGGGATGAAGCTGGTGTTCGCGGCCAGCATCTCGGGCGCCGCGCTCCGGGCCGGTCAGTCCGCTGTGATCACGAAGGTCGACTATTCGGCCGGCACGATCACGATGGACACCAACACCAACGCCATCTCCGGGTTGGCCCAAAACGACATCATCTTCACCAAGGGTGATCGTCAGGACTCGGGCTCTCCCGCCCGGCTCCGTCCCGCCGGCCTCCCGGCCTGGATCCCGACCACGGCCCCCTCGGGCGGTGAGTCGTTCTTCGGGCAGGACCGCACGACCAACTCGTTCCTGTACGGGTGGATCGTGGACTGCACCTCCACGGGCGTCAGCCTGATGCAGGGGCTGGTCACCGCGGCGAACTACGTCAGCACCGTGGGGCATGCCACGCGGCTGGTGGCGGTCCTCAGCGTGGCGAAGTTCATCGAGCTGTCGGCCGCGCTGGACAACAAGCAGTACACACTGATCACCGGACGCGGCGGCGTCGGCTACAAGACGATCGTCGTCTACGCCGACGGTGTCGAGCTCCCGGTCATCTCGGACCAATACTGCCCGGACTCGGAGGGATACGTCATCGACCCGGGGGCCATTCACCACCCCTCGATCGGCGACGCGCCCCACATCGACGACGACGACGGGAACACCGTCCTCCGTCAGTCCAGCGCCTCGGGCATCGAGGTGCGTTACGAGGCGTTCGAGTGCTTCTCGAACGAGAACCCCGCCGCCACCGCGGTCCTGAAGTTCGCGTGATTCACCTGGGTTGAGCCGGGGGCTTAACGGTCCCCGGCTCTCCCGAAAAGGACAACGAAAATGGGCGAATTGATGAAGTCGAGGATGCCGGGAACGATTCAGCCAAACTGGATCCCTCTGTCGGGCACGATCGAGATTGGCGCCTCCGGGGCGATCACCACGCAGAGCGGCGTGGCCAAGTGCGGCGTGACGTTCACCAAGAACGCCACCGCCGGCAGGTACGACGGGGTCATTCACCGCGGCTACAAGCGGTGCTTCGGGGCCTGGGCCACCGTCAACTCCACCACGGCGGGCAACGTCATGGTGGCCACCGACGGCAACACGGCCTACGTCAACGGGCTGGCTGCCGCGAACATGAACGGCACCACGCCGCTCTCCACCTTCACGATCCAGTGTCAGCTGCCAACGGGCGTGGCCACCGCCACCAACCCGAAGTCGGGGGACTTCATCAGCTGGATCATGCTGGTGAGTGACAGCCTGTGAGCGCGGACAGCAAGAAGCTTGCGGCGATCGTGGTGGGGGGCCTTCCCCCGCCCGATCGCCTCAAGAAGGGCGCTCCGATGGACAACACCGACGGCGACGAGGACACCGAATCCTCAGACGACAAGGCCGGCGAGATGGCGATGGACGACTTCCGCCAGGCGTTCAAGGACGGCGATAGCGCGGCCATGTTCGAGGCGCTCAAGACGGCCTATTCGCACTGCTGAGGCCCGCCCATGGCGGTGACGACGCAGAACCTAATCGATGCGGCGTCGGACCTGTCCGACCTTCAGAGCGATCCGCACGTCTCCACCGCCACCTGGACCCGCTGGGCGAACCGGGGACAGGAGAAGCTGTGGCGGAAGCTGCTTCCCGTCCTCCAGGACTTCTATTTCG